GGAAGCTGTCGAAGCAGCAGAAAATCTAATGAACGAAATATAAGATGTCGCCCGGATCAGTACCGGGCGATTTTTATTGCTTACCAAACCCCTACACCAGAAGAAAATCTGCGATTATCTTCAAAAAGCGCTTGCTTGATTTTATCAAGCCCGCCCCTGTCTAAGAAGTCAGCAAAGCTGGCGGCGTCCACAGCAGATACTTGAAGCGTCACGGAATTGCCAACACCTGCCACCGTAGCATCTGCATCCACGCTACCACCTTCTGCAAAGCGAAGTGCTCCGGAGTTCAAAGCGTTAAGCGTACCAATGCCGATACGGTCAACTGCAGAGCTTCGCAGAACATATTCGCCATTACTTAACATGGCGGGGATGCTGTCACTTGTCCCAGTACCCGGGCCGGAGATATATCCCCCTGCTGCATGGCCCGCTTTTTTATCTGCCAAACTCTTACCACCATCGCCAACACCGAGCACAATCTTTGTGGCTGCCTTTGCCGCCTCGCGAGGATCATACAGCCCAAACGCAATCAGTGTCGTGTAAACGCCTACCCATTGCGCCATTAACTGTACGGCATTTTTTATCAAACCGTTGACAAAATCCTTCATGGCCTCAGAAGCCGTTTTTGCACCGGTAATCCAGTCAGTTAATGCGCTTCCAATATTTTTGCCAACATCAGCGGCATAACTGACTAACCGATCATGCCATTGTTTTGCGTTTTTTTCGCTTTGGATATCAGCAGCGGCCGCTTCAGCTTTTGCCAGTTTGTAGTCTTCAATAAACTTTTGCAAGGATTCCCCCTTGGCCGCCAGCTCTTCGGCTAATGCCTCTGGGCTTTTTCCCAGGATTGCTGCCAACGGGGTTAAATCGCCATCATTGGTGTTCTCCACCATAGCGGTTGCCTTGTCGACCTCCTCCATTTCTGTTATCAGTTTTTCTTTGATCTCATCAATTTTCCGGGTAAACGAGTCCTTGTCTCCCAGCATAATATCTAAGATAGACTTGCTGTCCGACTGCATGGCATCATAAATACTCTTAAAAGATTCCTCATAGGCTTTCTTGGCTGCTTCCGCTTCCTTTTTCGCCTTCTCTTTGGCCTCCCGTTCAGCTTTTGCTGTATCTGCTGCACCGCTTCGGCTTCCGCCTCCACCGCCACCGCCACCTCCACCGCCGCCGCCAGAATAAGATCTGACAGGAGCAGGGCCACCAGCGATTGCGTAACTGTCGGCATCATCAGGATCCGTTCCGAACGTAGCCCGCCAGCTCCGCCCAACTTCGGAGCCAAAACTCTTTCCGATGGAGCTCATGACCGCCTTGACGGCATTGTACAATGCTATTACCGCATCCACCGCCGGCCTGATCGCTTCGACAACCTGGGCGCCCCAACTCTTAAAGGCGGCATAAGCCTCTCCCAAAACCAAGATAATCAGTTTTATGGAGTCAAAGACAAACCCCAGCAGGCCACCGATAAAGTTCAGCACCTCACTGGCAATGGCCTTTAAATCAGAGAATGCCCCGGTCGCATCACTACGAACCATCTCCACCAGACTCTGGGTAAAATCAATCAGTTCCTGAACAATCTCAGACTGGTTAAACGCCTCAAAAATGCTGTTACCGATTTCCGCGCACACAGTCTGCATGTTCCCGGCGACATCACCCCAGGCATCAATGGTATTGTTTTTGATTTCGGCCATCTTGCCGTCGTATTGATGCAGGTACTGTGTCAATGCGTCAATAGCCTGCTGGCTGTCCAGTGTGCCATCTTTAACGGCCTTCATGGCCTGTTCACCATTCATGCCCAAAGATTTAAAAGCGGCATCCATGTCCACGCCTGCCAGCTTGAGCTGCATCAGCTGCTTGCTGGTCAGTTCACCGGTAACCTGCATCCGACTAAGAGCATCCACCAACTGCTGGGCTCCCTGCTGTCCGGTTTCCAGGCCTGCAGCAGCATCAGCGCACAGCCTGATTAGATCAGCCGCGCCCTGAGCAGAATAGCCCAAACGCATCAGCTGCGTGCCCATGTTCATGACAGCGTCTTCCTGGAAGTTTGTGTCACGATAAGCATCGTTCAATGCCCGGTACGCTTCAGTGGCCGCTTCGGTTCCACCTGTCATAACAGCCAGATGCACCACACCCTGCTGCATCTGGGCACCAAGAGAAACAACTTGCCCGGCAAAATCCGCCATAGCAGAAACAGCGGCTCCGGCAAGATTTGCCGCCAGATTACCAATGGCAACAGAGAACGCCGTAGTAAATCCCTCTGTCATCTTGAACGCGCCGGCCAAACTTCTGGCACCCTTATCGGCGTCAGCCATTTCTTTCACAGACGACTTTATCTCTGCCGTGGTCTTACCGATCTCTTTAGCATATGCGCTGTTTGCAGCCTTCTGTTCATTGATGGACTTCCGGAGTGCTACCATAGCATCCGTCTGTTCTTTCGTTGCCTGCGTGCCGGCTTTTGTAGCCTTGGTCAGGTCATTCAGTTCTCGCTGCATGGAAGCAACGCTCTGCTGCCCTTCCGCCAACGCCTTATTAAGTTTCTCGAGGCCGTCATTCTTAGCCTCAGTTGTTAGTGTGATTTTTGCGTCAGACACGGTCTCACCACCTTAAATACTGATACGCTTCTTCAAATATCTCTCAAGCTGCTTGGCAAAATAGTCTTCAATAGCAGCCTTGTTACTCTCGAAGTAATTACCCCGGGCCGGATAAGTCGGGCCACGCTGCCCAAATCTCGGACCGCGTTTCCGTATCATCCTGCCAAATGCGCCGGTATTATACCAGCGTGAAAAATAATTCGCATAAACATTCGCCAGTATGCTGTCCGCATGGACATCATACTTCCCGATAATAATCTGATTACCTCCCAGACTCTTTCCGGCAAACGCCGTCTGCGGATGAGTACGGGCGATAAAAAGACGTGTCGCCCGCTGCGCCTCTCTGGCAGCTGCCGCCACGTCCTTGTAGTACCCGTGCGCTATGTAATCTTCAATTTTCCGGTTCAGTTGTTCCAACGTCATGTTCATAATAAAAGTTTTGGGGGCCGTACAAGCGGCCCCACTTTAATAGATTTAAGCTGTGATAGTGATATCGCAGGTGACTGTGGTGGTCGTATCGGCAAGCACCACGGTAAACGTAGCCACGCCATTATCCAGTCCACTCAGGTAAGTAGCATCAATCACAATGCTCTGCCCACCAAGCGCAATGCTGTAGTTGGAAGAACTTACAGAATCGCTGCCCTTCTTCAATCCGGTAATGGTACCAGAAGGCACGGTCAGCACCACATCAGCGGCGGCTGCCTTGCTGAATGTCACGGGTGTCAGAGCATTAGTTTCCCCCGGCACCACAAATCCGGATGCTTTTACAGGAGCACCGGAACCGGTAGCCGCGAAACTCTTGGTGATCATGTCTTCGGATTCTGCCGCAATTTCCCACGAAGTCGGAGCTACCGTCAGATTGTAGTAATCTTTGGTGTCCAGGTCAACGATTGCAATGTTCAGCAGTTTCTTTTCTGCGGTAATCTCATCGTCAACCATGAACGCTTCGATTGCTTCCTGGGCCACGTTGTCCCGCAGCATAATGACCTCTGCATTAACTTCGTAGCTTTTGCTGGTAATAGCAGTAATGGGCCAGAAGCCGTAATCCTTCGTCTGCGCAGAATTGGTTTCCGCAGACAGGCTCAGGTTGTTGTTAGTCAGACCGCCGACCAGATTCCAAACAGGATTGGCCGCAGTCGCGCCACTGCCATAGTTTACAAACATGACAAGGCGCTTACCGGAAATGCCAGATGCAGCAGCAAATTCCGGATAATTTGCTTTCGCGATAGATACGCTCATGTTTATTCACCTCGTTATAATTGATGGATCCTAAACGTCATCCGGAGGCCGCCGCTCTGCCATACGCCATTATCAGAATAAACCGGTAAGTTAATCCCGATATCGTCGGCAATGATTTCCACGACAGCGTACCCTTCATTGTTCAGGATAGTCTGGAGCACATTGTACCCGGTGTCGTTGTCTCTGCTGAAGTAATTCAAAATTGCTTCCAGCTTTTCAGCGATCACCTTGCGCCCTCGGTAGTTAGAATACACTTCGAGCTGGATATCCGCGTCCCATATCACGTCAGTCTTGGCGTTAATGCAATCGACGTTAGAGACACCAAACACACCATACGCGAATTCTGCCTGTGTTTTGAAATTATTGTTAATTTCCTCAATAGGGACGGCGGAATCAAACCAGCTCAACCCGACGTCACAAATTTTGTCAGTCAGTGCGCCATACAGCGCCTTACTGACAGCCGTAAACGGCAATTTAAACATTGTCATATTATCCTCCCGCTTCCGTTGATGGCCGTCGCAGTCAGCTGGATGAAATACGGAACACTTTCGTCAATCAACGTAATATCATTAATCAAGTATGTGAATCCGTTGTAGGCCAGTCTCCATTCCGTTGTCAGGTCGCTGTCCAACAGGCTGCGGATATCACGAATGACAAAGTAACGGGTATCGCTGGTCACAAAATCACCAATTAACTGCTGCCGGGTCTGTGTCCGTTGTTCACACATGGCAAACAACGTCAGCGCCGGTGTATAGGTTATCTTTTCTATACCTCCCAGCGCATCACGGACCGGCACAGATGGTTTTAACAACGTTATTCTTTTTGTGAACCGACCGGGGTTTCGCTTAAACATCAGATACACTCCTTAGGAAAAAGTGGCGGTTTTGGGCCGCCACATTATTACGCTTCCAATGCAGAGGCAACAATCTTGAAGAAGGCGCCTGCATAGGTGCAGATGCTGGTATGGCGGCATACCGCACGAACCAATACACTGTTCTTGGCGAAGCCGGCTTCTCCGGAAGACGCAACCTCCAGATCCGGGAACGCGATATGATACATGGCACTGAAGTCGCCGACCAGGATATTCAGGGCGGTCAGTTCACCGTCTTCAACTACGATGACCGGACGACCTTCAATCTGGCGAATGGTGTTATCAAACGCATCGCGTGCCAGCAGGTAATGGCCATTGTTGTCAGCTACGTTGGCCAGCGCTGCCCAGGAAGCCTGCGGAATGATTACGGAAGCGTTACCACCGGCATCCAGCGGCAGGCTGTTGATTGCTTTTTTGATGCAGTTGATGGTGTCTTTGCTGGCCATATAGGACGGAGTGCCCTTGGAAGTGGCTGCAGTCAAAGCTGCGCCCAGGATGCCCTTGTTGACGTCCTTTTTGTAAATGCGCTGGAACAATTTCCCGATAATTCCCAGAACATCGGTTTCGGCATCCATCAGCAGTTCATTGGATACCGGAATGATCGCGCCCTTGGAAGCCAGGGTAAAGGAAACGGAACCGAAGGCTGCCTTCGTCTCGGTAATGCTGTTGTTTTCATCAAATGCAGTCAGGGTTACGTTCTGGCTGTAGTCGATGGTCGGAACAGAACCGGCGCGGGTGTGCACGTTGATAACGGTGCAGATCTCACGCAGGTCAACGGCAGCACCGTTGTTCTCTTTGAGCCCCAGCAATTCGGTCGGAACCAGGTACCCGCCATCAGCGGAAATGGCTCCATTATTACCGGCAGCAGTGTTCAGAATCTTCATGTCTTCGGCGTTAGCTTTGCCGAGTAAGGCTTTACGCAGCGCATTGTTGTACTGTTTTTTAAATGCTTTGTCAAAAATGTTCATGATATTTACTCCTTTTCCAACAGATTTTCTGGCATCTTCGGATGCCTTTTCAGATTTGAACTCACTGATTTTGGCTTTCAGTTTTTTCTGAACGTCTTCAGGAACCGGCAGCCCTTTTGTCATTTTTGCTTTGATTAAAGCAGTCAATTCGTCAATTTCCTGCTTGATCTCCATGCTTTTGAGCATGATTTGTACCTCCTTTTAGGATTTTGCGCCAGTAGTTCTGCGTTTCCTCATCAATCTCGCCAGCTACAGTACGCTTCTGTCTGTGAGCAATCATCTTTCTGTAGCTGGGCGGTTTTTTCACGGGACCGCGCATGGTTGGCATGGCGCAATATATGATGAATAGATCTTCCAATACTTCCCGTCGCCTTAAATATCCGTCAAACATGGCGTCAATCTCTGCTACGGTATAGTTCCCGAATTGCTCCGGAGTCAGACCTAACTCACCTAATGCTATTGGCTCCAGCTCCGCAATCATGGCTGAAACAGTTTTAAAACTTTTCCCCGGCCTTACGCCCTTGGTGCTGCCGGTTCTTTTTTTTGCTTCCCGATAGCTCCGGATTTTTCCAGTGCCATAAATGCAGCCCGGAAAATTTCGTTGGATGAACTATCATCCACTGCCTGAAGGAATAATTCATCCACATCCTCTTCCTTCAGGTTTGCGTTTCCGCCCAGAATAGCATATTTAAAGATGGTGTACACATCGCCGATCGCGGGTAACTTCCCCATGGAGACATTACGCATCAGCTCTGCGAAAGATCTGTCTATCAGGTTACGTTCTGCTTCCCAGACATACTTCATCGGGAAGCAAAGTTTATAGGTCTTACCCTTAATCGTGATGTCTACATACTTATCAAATATCATTGCCATCCTCCGTTATTCCCCGGCCGCCTTCTTTACCCGGAGCATCTCCAAGCGCACCTGTTCCGCCCCGCTGCGTAAGAACGTCACCGCCCTCTTTTGCCGGATACTGTAAACTTGCCCTTGCTTCATTCGGCGTCAAAATCCCTGCTCCCGTGTATGCACAGAGTACGCTGGACTTCGCCTGAGCATCCAGCATGTCAAATACATCATTTGCGGTATCGAACCGGCAACCCTTCGCAATCTGTCTCTCTGTTAGCAGCTTGGTCGTGAGTTCCGTCGCATACTGCGAAATAATCGGGGCAATGGTGCCATTGTAAAAGCTCATTAATTGGTTGGTAGAGAAAGTTGCCATCCCTGCCCCGCCGCCAATATTCAGCATGGCCAGCGGAATACCAAAAAATGCGCTAATTGCCTGAGAATTACATGTCTTCATTGAATCAAAATAGGACTTTACATCGTTTTTTATGTTGGTAGCCGTCATCCCTGCCGGCAACGGTAAAATGGTCGAGTCGCTATTTTTCAGCAGCTCTTTCACCCTGTTCTGCAGGTCACGCTGCTTGGATTCTGACAAATCAGACGTGTAACTCAGCACTATGGTACCGTCAAAGCCGTTGGCCACCCCGGACCGTAATGCCGATTCCACTTCCGCATCAGACTTCAGCGTATCATACAGTACCTCCACCGCTCGCCGCCCGATGATACCATTGATGCTGTACGCCTTAAAGTGTAAAACCTCTTCCGGCAGCAGTGTGAACGTGTCTCCATGCTGGGTGTCTTGGTACTGGTAAATTATCTTCCGTTCACCGTCCAATATATTTGCATCGTCCCAATACACCTGCATATGTTCGTTGGACAAAGGTACAAGGTGTTCCACCGCACCGGTCTTGCTTAGCTGGATATATGCGTAAGCGTTTCCGCCCTGCCGCTGTTTCTCCATATACGCCCAAAAATCGAAGGCATTTATGCCTGGATATGGCTGGAGATTAAGCGGCTTCCGGTACACCGCCATCAGGTTTGCCAGCTCTTTATGGTCAGAGCCATACAAACCCCAGCGGATTTGCGCAAGATTCCTGGCAAGGATCTCAATGCAGGTCGCAAACACCATATTGCCATTGGCGTCCACGTTTATGCGGCTCCCCTTGCCTACCGGGAACACCTGTGTCACCGTATTCTGGTAGACACCACCCCGTAAATAGTTCTTTAAACGCTCGAACATGGTATCACTCCAATGCTTCTGCTTCTGCCAATAAAGCCCTCAGTTCTTTCGTATATTTGCCTGACGGAGTAGAGTCTCCGCCGTCACCATCTGCAGGCGGGTCATCCGTGTTATCGCTCGGATTATCCGGATTGTCCGGATTGTCAGGGTCGTCCGGATTGTCAGGGTCGTCCGGATTGTCAGGGTCGTCCGGGTTGTCAGGATCGTCGGGATTGTCCGGGTCGTCCGGATCAGGGTCGGGGTCGGGATCTGGATCTGGATCAGGATCTGGCTCTGGTTCCGGTTCAGGTGCCGGAGGCGGAACATTCTTTTTCTTCCGGCGGCGGCGCTGCTCTTCCGTTTCCCGCGCTGCCTTTATCATGGTCGCAAGGGAAGCGCATGCAGCCAGCCTGTTCTGCGTGCTAGTTTCTACCAGTACAACATGGTCAAACTTCTCTGCCACTTCATCGCCCACAAGCCAAACGTCACCGTCGTCAATCTGAATCAGCAGATTCTTATCCTTGCAATGCTCACTGATGATGTTATGCAGTACCTTGTCGATGGCGCTCATGGCGTCAATGCACTGCTGCAGGTCATCTTTGTTTCCTGCCGCAAGCGTCCAGCTGTTATGCAGCATCATCAAATCGTTTTTGCCAATTTTGATTTCTGAACATGCCAGCGCAATAATTGCCGCAATGCTGGCAGCCATGACCTCTACCTTTGCCGTTACTTTGTACTTGCAGTTTTCAATCGCCTTAACAACCTGCAGGCCCTCAAATACATCACCGCCCGGGCTGTTGATGACCAGCTCGACATCATCGTCCGCGTTATTCAGACCGCTCACGATAGCAGACATGTCAATTACTTCGCCGTCAATTCTCAGTGTTTTCATTTTGCTCTTCCTCGCTTTCACTATTGCTTGAAACTTCTGTAGTCTCCGAACCAGGTTCCGGTTCCGGCTCAGGTGCCGGAGGCGGTACCGTGTCCGGGCCCATCTTATACAGCTGCAGCTGCGTTAACAACGCCCTGGCCGGATAATCCATCTGCATATTCTGCCCTGCGAACATACCCTCACGCTGGTCATACATCGGCGGGCACCAGTGGGCCAGCACCCAAATGTCAGCCTGCCGAACAAACTCCGCACTGCCGGAATATTTTGTTGAAAAATCATCAATGGCCGCGGCCAGGTAATCGTAGCCAGCTGCGATTATGTTGGCGATGAACGTGTCGTCCTCGGCATAATCTATCCGTAAATAGTTTTTAACGTCGCTGGCAAGAATCACTTTTTCACCACCTCACTTATTTTTTAAACATATCAAGCCAGTCATCTACCAGCTCGTCGCCGGACGGTGCCCGCTTGTTAAAATCAATATATGGCGCAATAAACCCTGTCAGCATAGCATCCTGCGGGTCTATGCGAATATCACTGTCTGCCCGTAACGAAACCTTTTCGATACTGTAATAACCTGTATTATTTCGAACCAGCAGGCTGTTTGTGATAGCTTTTTCCAGGATATCTTCATGCCCTGCCTGATACGCTATCAGCCCACCCTTCCAGTGCTGGCTTAATGCCTCTATGTACTGGCTAAGGGCCTTCGGACTCTGGTTCTGCAGAATAAATGTGTCGCAAATGTCCACCAGCTTATCCTGAATCCCTGCCACATTGTAAGGATCTGCCGCTATGGTCACATAATGAAGATCATGCGTTTCCTTTATCTGGGCCACCTGCTCAAAAATCTGCTGTGTATCAATGTTTTCCCCGCCGGCCCCATTGCATAAAAACAACTCTTTGTCCAGATAATCCCTATACTGGAACTTGTCTGTATTGATGTGTTGCTGCAGCTTCGCTGCCGGCATCCAGCTGAGTACATGGGTAAATAACCTGTATTGTGCAGCTGGCATCCCGTTCGCTACCAGTTCTCCAGCTTCGGAAAATCCTACATAACAACCCCACCAGCAGGAAGCTAAATCCAATACCTGGGCCAGGTCAAGTCCCAGGTACCAGTCCAGATACCCGGCTCCAATCACATCTTCGAAGGAGTATACCACGCCGCAGGCTTTCATCTGGTCATAGGTGCAAATGTTACGGTCTTCCGCGCTGTACCATGTGTTACATTGTTTGGTAGCCCAGCTCTGCAGGTCAAACCCTTTTGTCCTTGCGGCTTCCCTTGCCTTTTGCAGATATTTTTTCCGGATATGTTCTTTGATTGTGAACCCATCCGGTTCAAACAACAAAACCGGATTCGCCTTTCCCCATGTGTGGATGGAAGCGAAATCCTTATCCGCTACATCAACGCTGTCCGGTTCCGCAAGGAACAGGAACTGATTATCCGGGAGCGCATCTTCGTATAGCATCTTCCGGAGCGTCAGCCATTTTTTATGATTATCACCACCAACCTCAAATTGTGCTGTGCTCATTGTCACCAGAAGGCTGTCCTTAAAATGGGCCTGGCCGTCCTGTATCGTCTTTGTGATGATTTCGTCACAGAGCATTTCTTCATCAATGACCGCAACTTTATTCGTGAACCCGTCCAGTGTCTTTTTCGCGCCGGCACCGGTCCGAAACATTTCCAGCCGGTTTCCGGTGTTCCTGTTCTTTGCCCAGCAGGCCGTCCGGTTCACATTGTCATAGGTCTCTTTGAGATTGACGTCGTTATCAATGAACTTGCAAAATTCATTAAAGCAGATTGTTGCGTTCTGTCCTTTGCAGGATGCCAGGATAATGAGTTCGTTCCGGAATTTGGACATTCCCATCAGGTAATGAAGCACACCTGACAACACGAAAGATTTCCCGTTCCTGCGTGCCATATACAGGTTGGCTGTGTTTGTCACGTACCGGCCATCCGGATAGCGAAGCCCAAATATCCCGCACATGATAAACTTCTGCACAGGATACAGCTTCAGCCTGGCGGCCTTCCCGTTTTCATCCACGTAAATCAGGTACCCGAGAAATTCGAGCAACCGACGCATAGCCTTGAACGCGAATTTATATTTCCCGCTGCCGTACATCTGCAGGAACCGTTTGAAACAACGATATTCCGATTCCCCGAGCAAACCGTCAGCGGCACGTTTTTTCAGTGCCTTGTAATAATCGCCAACATACTCTTCCAACTCTGCCGGCACCCGCAACAGTCTGATATCATCCTCAACGTTCATCCGAATAACCTCTGAAATTCCTGTATCCCTCTCCGGATCCGCGCCAGTGCCTCAGCTTTGTCAATTAAATAGAGCCTATGAATTTCTTCATGGCTCTCTTTTGTTACAGATATCAAATTGTCAATATCATATATCAGATCCGGGGCTTCGTCCCGTTCTATGATATGATGCACCTGGGGCCTGCTGCATTTATGCACCTGTCCGGCAGCCAGCAGCCAGATATCCAATCCCTGATACTTTATCAGGATATTTTTCCGGCATTTTTTCCACAACGTACTGCCATACAGCTTACGGTTTTCATTCTCCCGCTGCCGCTTCTTTGCGTGGTTCCGTGCATACCTTGCGGAACAGTCCGGGCATTTCTTCCCGTTATACAACTGATGGCAATTACTGCATCTCTTAAAAATCGCCATCTTTTTGTGAGTCGTTTAACATTTTTGTGAACGGATTTTCTTTCCCGCCCACTCCCTTTTGGATAGTGTCAAATTTTAATATTTTATATAAATTTAACGCCATCTTTTGATATTTTTCGTAAAGTTTTATCCTGTTTTCGATGTCATTTTGCTCAAAAAGTCCAGTCCCTTCGGAAATTTCGATAGACATCTCATCTGCAAGTACCGCAAAACGGCAATATTGCAGGATCAGCTGTTCGTTGACCTTGGAAATTGTCTCACATTTCCCTTCTAATTGCCAAATGAACGCGTTTAAATTTTTAATCCTCTTCAAACGTGCGGTTTTACCTGTTTTCTTTACAGTTTTTTCCATAATTCCAAAATTCCCCGAAATTGTGTAACATTTTGTGAGAAAAAATGAAAAGTCCAACGTCGAATGCAAAAAAGAACTTTACAAAATTCTCAAACATACCCCCACTTTTTTTAAAAGTTTACAATTAAAAAGCACCGGAAAAAACATCAATTTCGTCCGGTGCTTTTCGGAAAGGAAGGAGAAGTGTGGTAGTTCTCTCTTACAAACCCTGGCACTTATACTATATCACATATCAAGGTGGCATTTGGTGGCAACTTTTACTTTTTGAATAATTTTTCTTGTAAAATTTCCCGCAGTTTATTAATCCCTATCCTATGAATCCGTTTCACATGGTCAAGGCTATAGTTCAACTTCTTCCCAATAGCTTCGAATTGCATGTCATTGATGTAACACAATGTCAACACGTTCCGCGCCCGGAAATCATCCAGCGCATCAATCCAGAACTGGACCTTCACTCTTTCTGATTGCAGCTGCTTGGTCATGGCCACGATGCCGTCTTCCAGTTCCTTGATGTTCTCAATGACTGCTTCCGTATAATCGCTCCCGCAACCGCCATGGACTTCCCTGTACTGGACGGTGATCCGCTTGCGCCGGCTGTCCAGTTTCAGTATTTCGTCGCAGGCTGCGTCTATCTGGTTCTGACAATACAGATACGACCGCAGAAATTGCCTGACTTTATCATTCTGCTTTTCTTTTTCCGTCTTTGGCGGATTTACACGCTCTATCCAATCTCCCAACGCCTGGCCTTCTTTGGCCAGTGTCGCTATCCAAACCTTTTTCTTGCCTTCGATTTCTTCTTTCGACATGCCTCTCAAGTCGTCATAATCTTCCGGGTGCTGCAGACGGTCACACATCCAATGGCCCACAAACTGCGGAGGAGTAAAAGCCCAGTATTCCTTTTTGTTTTTCTTTGCCCTCTTTGCTTCCCTGGCCGCACCGGTACTTCTCTCATACCCCTGCAAAAAACAAAGTGCACTGCTCACATCTACCTGGGCATAACAGGTTGGAAAATAATCGTCATATTTCAGTCCTTCAGGCATGTAGGCCGGGTTGATGGGTAGCAGGCCGCCTTCTTTCAGGTACTGCTCTGCTTCCATAAACCGTTCCCTGTAATCTTCAATCCCTGTAATTGGTCCAGAGATATAGCAGACTGCTTTTGACTCTAAAACCTTGGCCATGTCGTCAATCGTTCTAACAACCTTAATCATTTCACCACAACACCCCCTGTATCCCATTGATCTTAAATTCTGGTACATACGGAATCTTTAGTTCCTCCGCCTTGTCCAGTTTTGCTTTTTCCCTGGCCTCACAGATGGCCATGGTCTTCTGCCATAATGTTTTACGCATCAGCTGCATCCTCACATACCATTGGCCGGTAAATTCGTTCAGTTCCTTTTCTGCTTCCAAAATCACAAAACCCCTGTGATGCTTCTTTACGAATTTTTCCAGCTCTATCGTGTTGCCGAATAAAGACATCTGTTCGAATTGCTTTACGCTACAAACATTATCCGCTTTTGTTGTTCCCGGCAATATTAATCCCGTTGACTGCTTCCACCGTTTCCGGCCAGCTGGGTCTTTTGATAAATACTTTGAAATCCGGATCATAAAGTCCGGCCCTGTTACCTGGATCCGTTTTGCGTTGCACCAGCCTATCATCTCCCGTTCCGGATGAAAGGGACGGATCTGTTTGCTCCAAAGTCCTTCCACCACATCCCGGGGCAGACAGTTCTGCAGAATCAGGTGATGGTGGACACGTCCCCTTGTCTTACCGTTCTCTGTCACGTAAATGTATTTCAGGTTATCTACGCCCCGGCGCTTTGCCTCTTTCCGCAAATCTTTAATATATTTTTTTATCTGCGCTTCAGCTGCCTCTTCTGATTCCGGAAGAAACTTGTCCGAATATGTCAGGGAAACAAAATAATCATTCTCTCCAAAATTCCCCTTTAACAGCAAATCAAAATACAGACGCGACTTTTTATCGTTCATAACCTTTTTTGCCGGCGCTGTGAATTTCTCTTTCCCGTTTCTGGTCTTTAAGATCCGGATCGGTTCGTCTTCGTAACCACTGTACTGAAAAATATCCACGTACCGGTAATCACTATTCCTGATATCCCGGTTACTGTAATAAGTTCTCTGCCTAACGTTGGTATTTTTCATCACAGGTTCCTTTCATGGTTTCCAACTTTTTAACACTCACTTGCAAGACTAATGCGGTCTTCACCGCTTCCGACTTTTTCAGATTTAAGGCAAAGGCCCGGGACGGGCTGCGCTTGACGTCATTTACTTCTTACGGCCTTCAGCTTGTGATAGAGCATCCGGGCCTTCGCCTACCTGCATATTTTATATAGAAGAAAGTTACTTTTTCTTCCGTCTCGGTACCTTTATCGGCTTTTCCGCATTGGCCGCATCAGCCGCCTGGTCCGCTGCCTGATCTTCTTCCAGCAGATTCAGCTCCCGTGTCTCCATGTCCGTCGGCTGCGCTTCACTGCCCTGCTCTTCCATCCCAGGGATGGCCGGCTGCAGGCGTTCCCCGCTGATATACCGTTCCACTTCCGCCTTTACTCCCTCTATCAGCTTGTACAGCTGCGGGCTTGCTTCCCCTACACTGCAGCACTCTTCCGGGTCGTCATCTGTATAGGTGTTCTTAATGTAGATCGGCGGTACCTGTATCAACGCAATGTCCTGTACAGACGCGAACGGACAAAGCGCAAGCACCATCCTCACCTTTTCAAAATGGCCTTTGTCGGTATCCGTTTTAACGAACGTCATCTTCTGAAGTCGCATTGTCTTCCTTGGCCGATGGTACCTGCCTACTGCATAATCTGCCGGCATAGGGAACGAAAGGTAATCCCACATGGCCATCGCCAGTTTGTCCCATGCTTCTTTAAATGTAGGAAGCGGTTTTTCTGTTCCGGAAATCGTGTTCAGCGTGTTGTCGTCTTCTCCGGAATACCATGCTATACTGAGCTTCCTTCCTTTGTCTGCAATCGAAATCGATTTTATCCTCATCACTTTGTCACCTCTTCTACGAAACTGATCCGGAAGCGCGGCTCATAATCCATAACCAGCTTATTGTTTACAATCGCCTTTGCGTCTTCCGGGGTTCTGGCCATGATCAGATAAACCTCTTCACAAAACACCGTTTTCCCGTCATTCATCAATTTTTCCACTGTCACTTCATACGTTTTCATGCTTTCACTCCCGCTCATACTTCTTTATAGGGACTAATTTTCCGTCAAACCGGCACAGCGACAACACTGTCACGGTCGGTTCCGACTTCATCTTCTCGAACAGTTCTTCCGCTTCGTGCTGCCCCTTCTGGGTAAGCGGAAAGGTTACACAGTGCGTATTGGCACCGCTCTTCTTTTTGGTAGTGATAAACAACTTGTATGAACTATTCATAATTGTCGAGTTCCTCCATCAATTTTTCCAGTAGTTTTCCGATTGCAGCCTTCCGCTTTGCTTTTGCTCCCATATCTTTGATACATACCATGGCATCCATCAGATCAGAGAAGTTGTTCTGCACCGTCTGGAACAGAACTTTGAATCTGGCAACCTCTTCATCCGATGCCATTCTCTCTGCCCCCAGGCTTTCCGCTTTCTTCAGTTGCTCTCTCAGCCTTGCGATTTCTGCCGCTTCCTCCAGCGTTGCAGTGGATTCCTTTTCTTCCGCTTTGGCCAGCTGTTCTTTCAGCCTTGCGATTTCCTCTGCCTGTTCTTGCTTAACTGCTTCAGCCGCATTATGCTGCTTGTCATGCAGTTCTTTTTCCATTTCCAGCTTTTTATTTGCAATTTCCAGCTTTTTGTTTGCATAGTCCAGGCTTTTTGTAATCTTCTGGTTTTCTTTTAAGATTTTTTCCCGCTCCGTCTCCCAAGACTTCGTTGCTTCTTCCATGGCGGTATCTCTGGCCTTAATGGCTTCCTGCAGTTCCCGGGTGCTCATGTCTTCCACATGATTTTCTTTCACGAACTCTTCCCGCTCTTCTGCCGGCACTGCCAGTAACGCCACCGCCTGGGAATAGCTCAAATTCCCAAACGTTTGGGATTTTGCGGAAGCGCCCCACAGCTCGCCCTGGATGTCCCCATACTCGGTATATATCTTCATGAAGTTGTTTGCAGACGACTGCGAAAAATCCACGTTCTTTTCCAGCCACGCTGTCCATTCTCCATGCGGTACCATTTCTTTCGCTTCACAGAGGCGCTTTCCAATCTCGATACTGCTGTTCAGGACCATCTTTCGGGTCTGATCCGCTATCTGCCGTATCTCCGCTGCCACAATCTCCGGCGTCCGTTCCGCCACAATCTCCGCATCCTGCACCGGTGTTGCTCCCATTTTTGAAATGTCTACTACGCTCATGCTACTCTAATCCTCACTTTCCGTTCCTTACCTTTGGCGTTGACCTGCTCAAGCCACCGTTTTACTATTTTCATTATTTCTGCGGGAGGATTCGCGTTCATGTTCCCCCGAATCTGCGCGACCCGCCAGCCGTCTTTGACGCTTCCCTGTACTTCCATAGTGTAAAGCGGTTTGTCCGGTGTTTTGTTTTCTCTCACAAACAGTATGGTCGTCTCACCCGTTGCATGCCTTTCCGCATAACCACCTACACAGTGATGCAGCGTCTTGCCTTCCGCTATCAGTTCCTTCGTGCTTCCCGCCGGGCGGATAAAATACTTCTTCCCCTTCCAGCAGAAAATCTTGTTACGCACGGCCAGCGTAGCCTGCAGTTTCTCTTCCAGTTCCTTTTTCTCCCGGTACTGAATCTGCCTGATAATGTTGGCATGCCTTTTCTTTAAACCTTTTGGAAGGCTGTTTGTTTTGTCCTTCAAATCCAGCCCGATCCGGTCTGCGTCCTTAATGTAATCCAGCCAGTCACCTATGGCATGGCCAAGATCTCCTTCCTGCAGACAATACTCCAGCACCTTTCTTCCGGGAAGGCCAAGTTTCGCTGCCTCGTTGACCATTCTGTCAAATGTGCCAAATCCTTCCCTGGCAATCTGCTGCGCTTGTCTCAGCGTAGTCTGCCGGTCTATTTCTTCCCGGGCATGCACCAAAACAGAAAGAGTCGTCTCGTCAATATGGCCTCTCATGGACAGCTGCCTGCTGTTGTGTTCCATTACATCCTTTAGATCCTGTTTCGTGAACCGCTTCACCGCACTCTTTATGTTCTTCGCTGCCCAGCAGATAGCGCCCTTGCAGCCTTTTCCACGGATGTGGTCTATCACAAGATTGTCCATCCCGTTCCTGATCAGTAGTTCTATCCACGGATGAAGGCTGTATAAATCCATATAATTTACTGTGTGCAGCGGATAACTGGACCGGAATTCATATTGGTCATAATGGTTAAGGTAATTCCGCTCCCCGCCCTGGAACAGATACTGGTACGGCGTATCCTTTATGGCTCTCAGTAACGAGCCGATATTCATCCGATAACGTCCTTCCAGATGGTCGTAATAAAAAGAGTTTGACTGCCGGAACGCGCTATCCCTGATACTCTTCACAAACTTCCTTATACGACGGGTGCTCCATTTACCGTTTTTATATTTTGTCTCCAGGCAATGGCAGTTTTGCCGTACCGTCTTATGCCCCATCCGGAACAGGTACCGTTCCGCTTCCGTGAACGTGTCCTTCACGATGCTTTCGGTATCGTTCCCGTAACTCCTGAAAATCTCTATACGCCGCATAACTACCGCGCCCGGATCCACTTTTGATTTTTCCCAGACAGAGATGCTGACGGTACCGTTCAGCTGGCTCATGGCCATACGCCACTGATGATATACGCTGAGCTTCCACCCGCATTCCGGACAGGTCTGTTCCTTCCGCCTTGCTATTTCCTTTCTCCTCTGCAGCTCTGCCTCCGGTATCATTCCATACCCTGCATGACAATAGCAGCTCTGTTCTCGCTCCCGTCTCCATGCGTTCCGCGGGGACCCGGTGTGCATATTGTCGCCCGGAATCTTCACCATCTTTTTGCAGTGTGTGCAGTACGCCTTTTCCTTATCTCCCCTGTCCGTCACGATCAGGCAGTCCATACCTTCTTTTAAGAGGGCTTCTCTGCCGAACGCCTTAATCTCCGGGGTGAATGTATCTGAAAAGTGACTGGCAAATTCTTTGTTAGTCATCTCCATGGCCGTCACCTCACAGCAAGTCTTCCAAATCCAGATATGTTTTCTTCTGCCTCGCTGCCGGCTCTTCCGGTATGCCAACCTTCCTGACTTCCGGAGACATCACTACCTCGTAACCATTAATGCCCAGGTCTTTCATAATCAGTTCGAAGCCTTCTTTGTCCGACATCCCGCCGCACCGGTTCTTCTGGTTCCCCCGGGCCTTTTCCCGGAGCATGTTAAGTTCCTTTTGCAGCACACCCTTTTGGGACGTAATCTTTTCTGCCAGTTCCGGATTGGCTGTCACCATATCAATTAAAAATTCTTGAATCCGCGCAATGTTTCCATCGCCTGCGAATTTTGCCTGTTCCTCATTCAGCTGGTCAATGGCCAGCTGGGCATTCCGCTTGCCCGTAATATCGATTGCCAGGTTTTCCATTTTCTCTTCCTTTCACTTCAAATAGTTTCTTCCGATGATCTTCACAAACTCATACCTGGTACCGCCCCTGCGCTCAAACTCCAGCTGGCATTCCCGCCGCAGCCACCGGTCCCTTTCCGGACACCGATGCACAGCCCGTGGGCCCAGCGTATGACAATCCGCGCAAATCGGTATTTTGAATCCGTACCTCTCGCTGGCCGCCTTCCGGGATCCTGCATAAATGTGATGCACCTGCGTGGCCGGCCGTGGGCACAGATAACATTTATCCCAGTTGTCCGTCAAAATCGATTCCTTTTTTGTCTTCATTTCCTCTTCCTGAACTCATCCGCTGCGGGACAGGTTGCAAAGTGACTCTCAAATGCCGCGATAGGATCCACGCCATCATAAAACAGATTCTCTTCCTTCCTCTTTCGGCCGCGTACTACATATCCGTCCAGCGAAATATAGTTATGTCCCCCTTTGTCAAGTCCAATGCAGGGAATCACTTCAAGTGGCGTTGCGTCCACGGGCATCCATTTCCCTGACCGCTTCATCCGGATGTAACGAATCTTTGCTCCACACTTGCCGCACTCCGTAATCTCCTGGTATTTCATGTTTCCCTCTTTCCTTTATTAACGTTATATGCTAAAATATGGATGTGAAAGAGAAATAGCCATTTCCCCATTTCACACCTAAAGCCTCCGGCGTTGCCCCGCCGAGGGGCTTTTTATTTTGTCAGAAGTTCCCATGCGGTCATGATCGCATAGGTCCATACAACACCTGCAAAAAAATCGCTGTGGTCACACAGGTCGACTAATTTCTGCCCTAACCAGTCCAACCCTTTGAAGATAGCCTTGCCGTACACGTAGGCCATGCCGTAAAACATGCACCAGCATTTTTCAACTATGCCTGTATGCTTCCTTGCGCCTTTATAAGTGCCGTCTTTCATTTCGCTTCCCTCCGTTTCTTTCGCAGTTCCCACGGTTTCCCGCGCCTTGCGGACATGCCTTGCTTTCGCAGTATCAGCCGGACGTTCTCCCTTGTGCATCCGACCCGCAACGCTATCTCAGTATTGCTCAGTTCCGGATGCGCTTCGTGCATTTCCAAAATCAGATCTTCTTTCCCGCGGCCAGGCTGCCACCGTTGGTTTCCACCGGTCTGCATATCGCACACCTTCCGCAGCGCTTCTTCTACCGTCAGACCGCCAATGATAGCCGCTGCCAGGGCGAACCATCCGTCATTAATCACGATTCCCGAGGGGTTCGAGTTCCCCCACACCCGCAGCACTTTCATTTTCTTTTCCTGGCGTTCTTCTTCGGTTTGTTCAGCATGTCCTTAAATTCTTTGCCCGCCTTGAACGTCGGTGTCGTCCTGTCCGAAATAAATACTGTCTCCCCTGTCTGCGGATTCCGCACGTTACGGCCTGCCCGGAATTTTGCCTCAAATACTCCGAAGCCAACCAGCTGCACCTTCTCCCCTTCTGCTACCGCCTTTTCAATGGTGGTGACAATGGCGTTCAGTGCCCTCCAGATGTCCTGCTGCGTCATACCCGCTTCCTTCGCTGCCGCTGTGATCAACTCTGTTTTGTTCATAATTCTTTCCCTCCTATAATTTTTTATGGCCTGCTTACGCTTTGGCCAGTTCACCTAAGAAATCAAACTTCCTTACCCGGCACATTGCCGGCTCCACAATCCGGATTTTCTTCCTGCCAGTCTCTTTCTGTATCACGTTGGCCAGCTCCGCATCCGCTGCCGCCTCGTCAACGTAATATACTCTGCCGATCTGCATGGCCGGCATCATGCCTTCCTGACAGAACCGCCGCAGCGTCCGGATTGGCAGACCGGTTTTTTCCGAATAATCCTTTAATGGTATCAGCTTCATGTTATCCTTCCTTCCGCAGCACCCTGTTCAGCTTTTCCGCTGCCCTCTGATTGATTTCTTCTGCACTCATTCCGGTAATCATCACTGCCTGGGTAATCATTACAAGAACATCCACAATTTCTTCCTGAAAATTCCGTAACGGTGGTTTATCTTCATTCCTCAGCGTTGCTGATGTTGAGCTCCGGAGTAGCTTGCAAGCTGCCTTTTGCAGTTCGCTACATTCTTCGATGATCATAAGCATCTGCGGCTTGTAACCGTACCGGTTTAATACCCTCCGGCATTTTTCCGTATTTTCACGATTTAGCATTTCCTTCCCCTGCCTTTCCCTCTCCAACCTGTGATATAATGGTTTCACAGTAAGGAGGTGAATCCGTATTATGTCTAATGATGATTCGTCTAAATGGGGATTTTATCTCCCTTCGTTCCGGGAACCAGATTACAGTAAAATGGAGGAGCTATACGAAAAAATGTCATCCCCTGCACAGGCCATGTTTGAGAATATCGTTGAGCGCATTCAGAAATTTGAGGAAAACCTGCCCAACGATTTGCAGGCTGCCGGCAATCTTGTAAACGGCCCCGGAGTTACGTTTTTAATCGACAAAGTAGCTTACATGGATCCGGACATCATTCTGTTCTCCGGGCTTCGTTCTTCTGACGGCGCTGTCGTAGAGCTCGTCCAGCATATAAGTCAGTTAAATCTTCTACTGACAGCACTGCCAAGGAAGGATGATACGACAAAGCCCCGCCGGAAGATAGGTTTCCTCCCAAGAGAATGACTACCAACGGAACCATGGCGCTGGTTAGTTTCGCAAGGTTGTCCGCGCTGATGCTCGGCTCCTGTGATTTCTGCTGGAGCAGCTCCACCTGCTTCAGCAGTTTTTCTTTTAACTGATCGTCCATCCCTTACCCTGCCTTTCTGGTGCCCTGGTTATACGGCCTTCTGTGAATGTGAATCAGATTCTTGCTCAAAGAGATATTCCAGAGTACATGTCGGGAATAACTTACTCTGCAAGGCAACCATCTCAGGCAAAACGAATTCGGTTTTCCCTGTACGCTTATTTGAAAAGCTCTTCTCCGAAATGCCACAAACCGCTGCACACATAGCATTTGTAAGTTTCTTGCGCGCGATTTCCGCTTCTAAATTTGGAAACATGTTAATTCCCCCTTTCGTTATGTTTATTACCCTGTGGGGTAATTTCAATATAATTATATACCCCAAGGCGTAATTGTCAAGAACTTTTTACGCTTTGGGGTAAAAATATTTCTTTACAAAGTAAATTGTTTGTGGTTTAATATCTTTAGCGGAGGTGAATACAATGTCTGTCACTGAACAACTGGACAAGTATATGTCTATTCATAAATGTAAAATTTCTGATATAGCAAGATTGTCTGGAATCCCATATACAACAATAAAGGGCCTTTATGATAAAGGCGACGAGAATGTAAAACTGTCTACGCTGAAGAAGTTACGTTCCCTGTTAAACTGCACTTTAGATGAACTGGTCGGGCTTGATATTTCAGACGATATAGTTTCTTATGAAGAGAGATTGCTTCTTGCCAAATTTAGGAAACTCGACAAAGATAAGCAAAAGGCTCTTCTGTTGTCTATTGATGTTTTAATAACCGCGCAATCAGAAAAAGAAGAAACATTCGCATAATCAT